CGCACAGTGGATCCTAGGCATTGTGACTCTCTCTTCTGAGGAACAAGTGTGTGGTGATGGAGGAGTTGCTGTCCGAGAGCAAAGATCTTGTGAGCAGGTACCTCTTAGAGGATGAGAGGCTTTCAAAACAGAAGCTAGCCTTCCTAGTTCAGACAGAGCCGAGAATGCTATTAATTGAGGGCCTTAAGTTGTTGTCACTCTGTATTGAGATAGACAGTTGCAAAGCCAATGGTTGTGAGCACAACTCAGAAGACCTTTCTGTTGAAATCCTTCTGCAGAGACAAGGTGTTCTGTGCCCTGGTCTACCATTTGTGGTGCCAGATGGATTCAAATTCAGTGGGAACACATTAATATTACTGGAATGCTTTGTCAGGACTTCACCAATAAACTTTGAGCAAAAGTATAAAGAAGATACCATTAAGCTAGAGTCTTTAAAGCCTGACTTATCATCTGTTGACATCATTCTGTTGCCCTTGATAGACGGCAGAACCAATTTCTACACTGATTTGTTTCCAGAATGGGCCAATGAGAGGTTTAGGCATATCCTATTTAGCTTACTTGAATTCTCGCAGCAGTCATCAAAAATGTTTGAAGAATCTGAGTACTCAAGGCTTTGTGAATCTTTAACAAAAGCAGGAGTGAGAACATCGGGCATTGAGAGCCTCAATGTTTTGACAGATTCTCGATCTGATCATTATGAGAGGGTGTTGGAGCTCTGCCACAGAGGCATCAATAACAAAATGTCCATTCTTGATGTGAAAAAAGAGATTGTATCAGAATTTCATGCTTTTAGGAATAAGCTTAAAGAGGGTGAGATAGAAAGACAATTTGTCAGGACAGATAGGCGACAGCTCTTGAGAGATTTCAACAACCTTTATATTGACAGAGAGGGGGACACACCCTCAGAGATTGATCCTCTAAAAGAGAGGTTTGTAAAATCCTCGCCTATGGTAACAGCGCTCTATGGTGACTACGACCGTTATAGGCAAGAGGGAGTTGATCGAGACAGCTGCTTGCAGAATCACTTCCAAAGCTCTGTGCCTGGATGGAAGTCACTGTTGAATAAAATAAAATCACTAAAGTTATTGAACACCAGAAGAAAACTAATGCTGACTTTTGACGCAATCATCCTTTTGGCCCACTTAAAGGATCTTAAATGTCACGGCGAGCTGTTAGGATCAGAATGGCTTGGCTCCTCATTCTTAAGTGTGAACGACAGATTGGTGTCACTACAAGAAACACAAAAGGACCTTAAAAAGTGGATTGAAAGGAGAATGGTGAGTGCAATGAAGAAGAAGGGAGGTGTAGGAACTCTGTGTCAGAGATCTGAGCTTATATTCTTTGACATCATAAACAAACTCCTCACAAAGGCCAAAGAGGCATTATCCTCTGCCAGTTTGTGCTTTAGAGATTATGTTAAAGAGGAAGATATACTGGAGGAGGACAGTTACGAGAGGCTTATGTTAATGGAGAAAAGAGGGATTCAGCCAACAATGAGCTATGAGAAAGAAGAGGGGAATCAATTCCCCTACCCTCTTATTGAGTTGGAAGCTGATTCCATAGAAGACCTGAGAAGACTATCTAGCATCTCTTTGGCATTGGTGAATTCAATGAAGACATCATCAGTAGCCAAAGTGAGGCAAAATGAGTATGGTGCTGCAAGGTACAAACGTGTACGTTGTAAGGAAGCTTTTAATCAAAGCTTTATCATGGGAAGCGGGAATTTCAACTTAATTTATCAGAAAACAGGAGAGTGCTCAAAATGTTATGCCATTAACAATCCTGAGAAGGGGGAGATTTGTTCATTCTATGCAGATCCAAAAAGGTTTTTTCCTGCAATTTTCTCACACTGTGTTATCTATGAGACTATCAACACCATGATGAGTTGGTTGTCTGAATGTATAGAACTCAGAGATCAACAAAAAACTTTAAAATTATTGCTCAAAATCACCATGATCCTCATACTTGTGAACCCTAGCAAAAGAGCACAGAAGTTCTTGCAAGGTCTGCGATACTTCATAATGGCCTTTGTTTCAGACTTCCACCATAAGCAGTTAATGGAAAAGTTGAGGGAGGATCTCATAACAGAGCCGGAGCACCTCTTGTATAGTGTGGTGAGGAGCATTCTCAACATCATCCTGGGTGAAGGGGTGAGCACTATGTTGACTAATAGATTTAAGTTTGTGTTAAACCTATCATACATGTGTCATTTTATAACTAAGGAAACTCCAGATAGGTTGACAGATCAGATTAAGTGCTTTGAGAAGTATTTGGAGCCCAAGTTGGAGTTTGACAGTATTAACATCAACCCATCTGAAGAGGGGGATGAAGATGAAAGGATGCTGCTGCTTGAATCAGCAAACAAATTTTTATCCAAAGAAACCAGTATGAGTAACAACAGAATATCTTATAAAGTTCCTGGTGTGTCAAGAAAATTCTTCTCAATGATGACGTCTTCTTTTAACAATGGCTCTCTTTTCAAGAAAGGAGATGACCTAAGTGGGTTTAAAGATCCATTAGTTACTGCTGGGTGTGCAACAGCTCTTGACCTTGCAAGCAACAAAAGTGTGGTTGTGAATAAGTATACTGACGGAGAGAGGATACTTTATTACGATCATGATAAACTAGTGGCTGCTTCTGTTTGCCAGCTATCAGAGGTATTCCAGAGGAAAACTAAATACCTCTTGAGTAAGGAGGATTATGATTATAAGGTGCAAAAGGCCATTAGTGACCTTGTTGTGGGGAAGAAGTCAGGTTCCTCAAATCCCAATTCACAAGGGGCTCCTGACGAATTAGATGAGTTATTCTTGGATAGTTGTGCACTTGACTGTCTAGAGGATGTGAAGAAATCTGTTGATGTCGTCCTTGAGAAGTATAGATATGACAGGAAGTTCCCTGTGGGAAATGGGTCAGAGGAGAAGTCCTTGACAGACTTGAGGAAGGTTTTAGGTACTGAAGATGTGGGCTGTGTTTACTACAGACTGATCCAGGCAGAGATAGCACACCACATGGTGGAAGATTTTGATGAGTCACTACTACCTGGAGATGCTTATGAGATGATCTGCAAAGGCTTTTTTAAGGATTTGGAGTTAAGATCAAAGTATTTCTATTTGGATTCCTTGGACTCTTGCCCAATAACATGCATCACCCAAGCTGTCTCCACCAGAACATTCAATGACCAGCAGTTTTTTCAGTGCTTCAAGTCACTACTTCTTCAGATGAATGCAGGGAAATTGGCTGGAAAATACAGCCATTACAAAAACAAATGCCTAAACTTCAAGATTGATAGAGAAAGGCTGATGAATGATGTTAGGATCAGTGAAAGAGAGAGCAATTCTGAGGCATTAGGTAAAGCACTGTCATTGACAAATTGTACAACTGCAGTTCTAAAGAACCTATGTTTTTACAGTCAAGAATCCCCACAGTCATACACATCCTTGGGTCCTGATACTGGAAGGCTCAAGTTTTCCTTATCTTACAAAGAACAAGTTGGAGGGAACAGGGAACTTTATATAGGTGACCTGAGGACAAAAATGTTCACACGCCTAATTGAGGATTATTTTGAGGCACTAACTAAGCAATATAGAGGGAGCTGTCTTAATAATGAAAAGGAATTCCACAATGCCATTCTAGCCATGAAATTGAATGTTTCACTAGGTCAGGTCTCTTATAGCCTCGATCACAGCAAGTGGGGGCCTATGATGTCCCCTTTTCTTTTCCTGGTGTTTCTTCAAAATTTGCGATGGGAGACAAGAGATGATATAGAGGACATAAAAAGTAAGGATTACGTGTCCACTTTGCTGTCGTGGCACATTCACAAGTTAATTGAGGTACCTTTCAATGTTGTGAATGCAATGATGAGATCTTATCTTAAGTCTAGGTTAGGTTTGAAAAAATCACTCCACCAAACGTCAACAGAAGCTTTCTTCTTTGAATACTTTAAACAAAACAGAATACCATCACATCTCAGCTCAATAATTGACATGGGGCAAGGGATCTTGCACAATGCTTCTGACTTCTACGGTCTAGTGAGTGAGAGATTCATAAATTATTGCATTAAGTGTCTATTTGAAGATGAAGTTGATTCATATACCTCTAGTGATGATCAAATATCACTATTTGGCAAGGATCTTTCAGATTTACTCTCAAATGAGCCTGAGGAATTCCAAGCCATTCTAGAATTTCACTATTTCCTAAGTGATCAATTGAATAAATTCATCAGTCCAAAGAGTGTTATTGGTTCATTTGTTGCTGAGTTCAAATCAAGGTTTTATGTCTGGGGTGATGAAGTTCCATTGTTAACGAAATTCGTGGCTGCCGCCCTCCACAACGTTAAGTGTAAGGAGCCACATCAATTAGCTGAAACTATTGACACTATCATTGATCAGTCAGTGGCCAATGGTGTGCCTGTCACACTATGTAACGCTATTCAGGAGAGAACACTGAATCTACTTAGATATGCACAATATCCCATTGATCCTTTCTTGTTGTTTTTGGATTCTGATGTTAAAGATTGGGTTGATGGCAATAGGGGCTATAGGATTATGAGGAACATTGAGGCAATCCTACCAGAAAGCACTCAGAAAGTTAGGAAGGTCCTAAGGACAGTTTTTAATAAGCTGAAATTAGGAGAGCTTCATGAAGAATTCACAGCCATCTACTTGTCAGGAGACCCCGCAGATTCCTTCAAGAAACTTACCAGCCTTGTTGGTGATGACACCCTCTCAGAAGAGGATTTATCGGTGTGTTGGCTTAATTTGACAACTCATCACCCTTTAAAGATGGTCATGAGACAGAAGGTCATTTACACAGGTGCTGTTGAACTCGGGGAAGAAAAACTGCCTACCTTGGTGAAAACATTGCAAAGCAAGTTATCCTCTAATTTCACAAGAGGGGCACAAAAGTTGCTCTGTGAAGCCGTCAACAAAAGTGCCTTTCAGAGTGGGATAGCATCAGGTTTCATAGGTCTTTGCAAGACACTAGGTAGCAAATGTGTTCGATTCTCAGATAGGTCCACCGCCTATATAAAATCATTAGTTTCAAGACTGTCAGCATTGGATTCTGTTTCCAGCTTGAAAGTTAAGGGCGTCGATCTTTGGATCTTGGGTAAGGAGCACACAAAGGCAGCTGAGGAAGCGTTAGGTTTCTTGAGACCTGTCCTTTGGGATTACTTCTGCATAGCCTTATCTACATCACTTGAGCTGGGTTCCTGGGTGTTGGGTGAACCCAAAGTGAAGGAGAAAACATCCTCAATTCCCTTCAAGCCATGTGACTATTTCCCAATGAAGCCCACTACCACAAAACTCTTGGAAGACAAGGTGGGGTTTAACCATATTATTCACTCATTCAGAAGACTTTACCCATCTCTATTTGAGAGACACCTCTTGCCCTTCATGAGTGACCTAGCATCAACGAAAATGAGGTGGACACCAAGGATTAAGTTTCTTGATCTTTGTGTGGTTCTAGATGTGAATTGTGAGGCAATGTCATTAATTTCTCATGTTGTCAAGTGGAAGAGAGAAGAGCATTATGTGGTTCTGTCTTCAGATTTAGCAATAGCACATGAGAGGTCTCATCTCCCAATCACGGATGAAAGGGTGGTGACCACTTATGATGTGGTACAAAATTTCCTGAGACAAATCTACTTTGAGTCCTTCATCAGACCATTCGTTGCAACAAGCAGGACTTTAGGTTCTTTTACTTGGTTTCCACATAGATCTTCAATTCCTGAGTCGGAAGGGCTTGACAACCTCGGCCCCTTTTCTTCTTTTATAGAAAAGGTTATTTATAAGGGTGTTGAAAGACCCATGTACAGGCATGATCTTTACTCAGGTTATGCTTGGCTGGACTTTGAATGTGCACCAGCAATTCTAAACTTAGGACAGCTCATAGCATCAGGATTAACCGAGCAGCACGTCTTTGAGTCGGTAAGTGAGCTGCTTGAAGCTTTTGCCGACCTCAGTGTTGGGAGCGTTCAAATTTCTGTCACAGTAAATTTTCAGGTGAGAAGTCAGGGTGAATCATTGAAAGAGAAATTTAGTCTCCACCTCCTTTTCAAAGGGGTGGTGTTGGAAGGTGGATTATTCAAGCCTCATTCCCTTGATGTAACTTACAGTGGTAGTGTTCAAAGATCCGCAATTAAAGATTGCTGGAGAGTTGCACAGACATCTACATGGTTTAAAAGGGAAACCACATCAATTTGGTTGCTGTCCACTGAAAATATTTGTGACTACTTGAGGGATAGTTCCCCCATTCCTGATGTGATACCCTTGTCCGTCTTATTGAATGAGGAGATCCTGGACCTGGAGGAACATGATTTCACGCATATAGGGCCTGAGCATGTTGAAATCCCCTTAGTTGTTGACTCAGGATACCTTATTGAAGGGACCAGGAAACTCCTGCCCTTCAACCCCAACATCCATGACCAGGATCTTAATGTTTTTATTGGTGAGCTAATGGAGGATCATTCCGAAATCTTGGAGAGATCTTTGAGCAAGATGCTGAGATCCAGAATGGACCAAGGACTACACTGGCTACAACTTGATATTATAGGGGTTGTGGGACGATGCATGCCTGAAGGCTACGAAAACTTCCTTACTAGAGTGTTCTCCGGAATTGACTTCTGGGCAGATTTTAAAGGCTATAGTCTCTGCTACAGTAGATCGCAGGCTTCACTGATGATCCAGTCTTCAGAGGGGAAGTTTAGATTAAGAGGGAGGCTGTGCAGGCCCCTCTTTGAAGAGGTGGGGCCTCCCCTCGACATTGAGTAGGTGCTCCGAGAACAGCTCGCGCATCTCCCCCCGGGGGGAGCCCCGGCGGGGGGTCCCCCCGGGGGGGAGGGGAGGGGTGTTTGGGAGGGGCTTCGGGGCGGAGTTCTGCCTCAGGGGCTGTAGGGTGGGGGATTTTGGGATGGTGGGATTTCTGGTGGTGCTGTCGGCTGGGTCTGGAGCTCTAGTCTGAAGGGTAGTTTGTGTTTGCAGATGGGGCACCTATCTGACACTGTGTGTAAAAGTGTAAGACAGTTCAAACATAGGTAGTGATCGTTGCACCTGACTAACCCCCTCCTTTCGAACCAGCAGCTCTTGCAGAATTCAGGGCCAGTTCCCCTGGCATCTGGTATTACTGGATGCCTTGGTTCTGTCTCCTTGAGGAGATTTGTGCTGGGCTGTCCCTTGGACTGCGTTTTCCCCATGACTCTTGCCGGATGCGGCTTTGAGTGCAGAATGAAGTATCAGCAAAGATCCACAAAATTGCCTAGGATCCACTGTGCG